GAATAAGATAAGGAAACAAATTTTAAAAGAGATTCAAAGTATAGAAAGTGAACAACCAGAATTTGAAACGCAATTATCTCTCTATCACAAGATGTCTGAAATTAAAATAGAAATTCAGAAACATGAAACATATAAGGGATATGCACAAGGATATGTAGAAAATCAAATAATCGCAATCAACAATGTATTAAATGAGAATCGTTTTGTAGATAAGAAGAGAGAGATGGCAATGGCTATTCATGAAATACATCCTCTTGTATTTTCAGACATGTATGAAAAATATGATGGTTTTAAGAAACATTCTTATACAGATATATTTTGTATACTCAGCTGCATGTACGATATCAAGGTACCTGATGAGAGAAAAGAACATGTGCCAACTGAATTGACCAGTGAATTAAAATATATGTTAGAACGCATGGAATATTATAATGATCAAGAAGTAAAATATGAATTGTGTTCATCCTATACAACAATACAGTACGATATGATGAAATATATAAAACAATGGTTGAATGGTTGCACGAATGAAATAGAAGCTGTTCAATTGATACAAGAGATGAAGAGAGAAAAAGAATGGTTTACAGGTGATTTTATCAAGTGTTGTTTGAAGCTAGTCAATATGGCGAAAGAATTGGAGGACGTATGTGATCTGGATTTCCTAGAAAAAATTAAGGAAGGATCCAAGTTATTAAAGTTTGTATGCACCAATGAATCACTTTATTTGTGTTAACCCGTTTGCGTTTATTCAATAAATATAATGTACGCATTATAATAATGGATAAAGTAAGTGTAATCATTCCAACATACAATAGATTTAAGTATTTATTAAATACAATAAAATCTGTGAAAGAACAAACGTATCCAAACATTGAAATTATAGTAGTAAATGATAAATCAACGCAACATGAATATTATGATTACGATTGGACATCTAATAATATAAAAATAATACATTTAGAAAAAAATACTAAAGATATTTTTGGTTATGGATGTGCTGGTTTTGTTAGAAATAAAGGTATTGAAGTGTCGTCCGGTAAATATATTGCTTTTTGTGATGATGATGATATATGGTTTTCAAACAAATTAGAACTTCAAATCAACGCTATGAAAGAAACAGGTTGTAAAATGTCATCTACAGATGGATTAATTGGAAATGGTGTATATGATCCTACAAAAACATATCAAAAATATAATGCGGAATGTCATTATAATACTTTACATAATATTTACAGACAAAAAGGAAGTAATCTATTAGATAATGGGTTTCCATACATATGGACCTTGGAATTTTTAAAATTACATAATTGTATGATATGCAGTTCAATTATAATTGAAAAACCGATACTTGATAAAATAGGTAATATGAAATGTATTAATAATGGCGAAGATTATGATTGTTGGTTGAAAGCATTACACTATACATCTAGTGTTTATATTAACGACGTATGTATTTATTATGATAATGGACACGGTGATGGACAAAATTATTGATACAATAGTAGAGGTTCAAGTTATTGAATTTTGTACGAATGAAACACTAAACAATATGTTCACTTATATTATGTAAACTTAAATTTATATCTATCCATTCTTGTGGTATAATGAAATGGTTATCACTCGCCCACAACGAACTATGGTGTGGCGTCATTTTTTTAATCAAAGTTTCTTTTGAATAATCAAAAGTATTACTTGGTAATTCCAATCTTGGACACGCATGTTTATCCATTGAAACATGACCATATCCATCAAAGTGTCTAACTAATTCTCTCAATGGAACATATATTACTTGCATTAACGGGTCGTCATATGACATACGATCTCCATGTATAAATTCATGAAATAAGCTGTCTGTTCGCGTATGGTGATTTGTCCAAGGGTGTAGAACAAATATGTCGTATAAAAATTGTAAATTAAATATTTGAATAGAATCTAATATTGATAAATTAAATTTGACATAATTATTAACACGTACTTGATTATTGTGTTTTCCAGATAATTTTATTGCTTCTGGCCAGCTTGATACCATGATGCTTTTATGACGACTAATATCTGATTCTAGATGAACTAATCCCTCTAATAAAACATCTGTATTATAGTCAATATATATATGATCATCGTTTTGCGTAAACCATACAGATTCATTATGACCATGTTTTTCAATTAAATGTTTAAAAAATGGAATCCATTCTATTTGCCTTACATATCTATCCATTACAATGTGAATTTTTTCTTTTTTTAATGAGAATGTATCGTATATAAGTTCAACTAATTCATTATTGTAATATAAAAATTCATTATCTAGTTTTATAAATAAATAAATTTCAGTAAAAGGTAAATTTTTATAACTTTTTAGCATATATTTAAATATGTCTAATCTAGAATAATTTATTTTACCAGGTTCGTACCATGTTACATAACCATTCCTGTTATTTGTAACAAACACACTCAATACAAGAATCATCTATATTATAAATAATATTATTATTTTAAAAATATTACACAATTAACTGCATTTTAACTTTATTTCTAAGCTTGGACTCGTCATGAAAAACATACAATTTGAATGAATAATCCATACATTCCACCAAGTCATCCATTACAGTTAAATCATAGTTTAAATTCAAATCATATATATGCACTTGATAACGGTATTTTTTATCAGTTCTTGCAATTTTGTCATATAGATATCCCTTGTATATTTTATGCTTTTCACTTTCAAAAATAGATAATATTTTACATTTATTTTGTACCTTTTTAATACTCTTGAAACACTTATTTATGTATCCCAATTGACTCAACCATTTATTATAAAATGTCTCTGCATTCTCGCTAAATATAAACAGAATTTCTCTCTTAGTTATTTGATATAAATTCAATATATCAACTAACCTACGTATAGGTGAAGTAATGTGTAAATAATTAACATCTTTGTTAAACAATTCATAATCAGAAGATTGATTTTTCATAAAATCATAATTATGATTTGATACATTTTTATATAATCCTTCCTTGTACTTTTTTAATGTTGTTGCACAATTTGTATTAAACAATATCATAATTTTACTTATCAGATCACTTGATGTCTTTGTTTTGAATATTTCTTTTATTTTTTGATAATCTTCATTATCATCTAAATTGGTATCATATGTATAATTGTGTTTTATTTTAACAGCGTATACACCAAAAATGTATTTGCTCGTTTCTGTATCAATATCCATTACCAAACATATTCTCTTGCATCCTTCATTTAAACTACATAGTTGAGATAATGCATTTGGCAGCATTGTTCGTTTCTTGTCAGGTAAATATATATTTGAAATTCTATTTGTGAATGAATCCCATACTTTGAGGTAGTCCATAATAATAGCTACATGAGTAATATATACGCTGATAATATTCTCTTTGACACTAATTGCGTCATCCAAATCTATACTACCTGGAGCATCTATTGTAAATATATTACCTTTACGTGTCGGAATTGAATATTGGTTCACTATTTGATTGATTACATCTTCATCTTTTACAGCTTTATTAACATCTTTTGTAAATGATTGAATTGAAACATTCAATGATTTACAATACAACATATATTCATAAAAATGTTCAGGGTCATCAACACACCCTAGATTTTGTGTAATAGAACCCCTCGGCATATCATTCCAGATTGTAAATTGAAATGTTATATACAGATATTTGACATTCTTTAAAAATGATACTGGTATTGAATATGGTATAATAAAATATGGCAATCTTTTATCATCAGGTTTGCATAAGTATAAAAATTTACCATCTTTACCATAAGTTCTAGTTAGATCTAGTACACCAGGTATATATTTATCAATTCTTACAGGAGAATGAATTATCTCTCCGTCTTGATTGAACGTATCGTTGTTGAATAATTTGGCTGGTGGTTTTATATCAACTTTTTGAAATGTATAAGTTTCATATATATCATAATCACTTTGATTCGTGAATACAACCTTGTACATATATTAATTATATTTATTTATTTATATTACTGTGTTTAATATGATAACATATTGCGTCGGGTATCCATATTTTCACATCTCTTATATTTGCTTTTTTATCATCTATAAAAATTACATTAGAATAAGTGTATTTTCTTTTAATACTATGCGCTGTTTTACCTTTTTTATCTGAAAAATAAATATCATCCAAAGGAAGAATAATATTACAATAAACAAGTTGCTGTAATGTTATTTCGCATAATTTTGCACTTCTTGCAGTCAATAGAACCAATCTGCTATTTGAACGTTCTATTCTCTTGACTAAATTATCAAATTCATACTGATCTAACATACTAGGCATAGTAAATGATATCAATTGTACCCATTTTCTATATACTTCTGTTTCATTTGCATATTTCAGATTGTCTTTCCACCAACTATTATACATTCCTTCAAATTGTATAAGCGTTTCATCCAAGTCCATAATAACTAATGAATGTGGTAAAACATTTATTTCGTCATAATTTCGTATCTTCATATATTAACACAGTTTAATTATTTAAACATTTTTTAATTGTTCTATACAATTTGTATAACTATCAAAATTTTCAAACATGACCTTTGTTATTTCTGCTGGTGAATATTTCAACTCCGTGAGATTCATGATTGTATTTATTTCATCATTATTTAATACAATATCGTAAAATTTTTCAATAAATTCAATAACCATTATATTTGTACAATTTGTAAATTCGCAAATTAGATCAATGCGTCCAGGTCGGATCAATGCTTTATCTAAAAGTTTAGGAAAATTAGTTGTCATGATAATAATGCGTCCCGGAGCTTCTAATATTCCGTCTAATATATTAAGCAAACACGACAGAGATAATTTTTCATTAGAAAATAGTTCTTCTCTCTCCTTTTCCTTTTCATCAAAACAGTTTTTATGCGTGATTGGTTCTGAAATTATATTTGAATAACCATCTTGTTTTTCGTAAGTATCAAATTCTTTTCTCTCTAAAACAATGTCATTATCATTGCAATCAATATCTTCAAAAACATAAATGCGATTATAGATGGGTATAACAAATTGTTCTGTTTTTCCATTTTGAACTACATTGATAGTATCGTTGAAAAATAAATTTTCCATTTGTGTTTTTGTAACATACTTGTGCAACTTAATATTAATAATATGTCGTCTCATTTCATTCGCAACACATTTGATAGTAGATGTTTTGCCACCACCAGGTGGTCCCGACAATAGTAGACCAAGAGTATAGGGAATTCCTTTTTCATTGTACCATTTTTGATTTTGTTTAAAAAAATTAACTCGTTTTTCAATTAACTTGGACTCTGCTCCAATTACATTTTTAAATTGACGATTTGTTACAAATGGTTTCATAGTGAAAGACACGTATGGTGGCATTTTGTTGTACTCACTTTTATTAATTTTTCCAGTAGAAATATCATTAAAATAATACAGTCTGTCGCCAAGTTTATTCTGCACTTTAATCGTGTAGTTATATTCTATTTTTTTAATAAAAGCCCTTAAATCTTCCACATTCATAGTATAACTGTATATCTCTATGGTTTGAGATGTATCTTCCTCGCTACTATCTTCTTTCAGTAAACATATATAAATTTCATTCAATTCGTCAATTAGAATAGGATTTTTGTGATTTAACATAAAGTTTTGTTTTGAGTATAATATGCTTTGAATATTTGGACGCGAAGTAATGAAATCTAATAGAGAATGTGCTAATATATCATTAGTTTGCTTTAAGTAAATGTCAAACGTAATAGATGATTGTTTCTCTTTTGTAGTAGGAGTCAAAGTAATCATTTTTTTTTCAAAGTATTTGTTAAAATATAACGTGAGTTGAGGTATCATGGATATAAATTTATCAATTGCATATAATGTAAAAAAACTATACATTAATGTATAAATAGAAACTTCATTTGATGTTGATTTATACATTAAAAGAGTGATCAACTGAGAACGCATTGAATCCATTTAATGAAATTATAAGTTTTATTTAAGTCAATTCTGCTAATTTTATAATTTCTTGTCTAGAAATATCATAAGAAGTTTCTTTTTTGATACGAAACCAC